AACGTCTAATAGTTGGAACATACCCTCAGGCGACTTTTCCAACATTTTTTCAGCCTTTGCTTTATTAGCTGGCTTTAGTTTCTTAAGCATATTTAGCAAAGCTGCAGCAGTGGTCATATCGAGCTCTTCACTCTTACCATTACCGAACTTAACCTTTTTAGCAGATTTGCTTTTTGTGATAGCTTGAAGTTGATCTACGACTTTGCCTTCCGACAAGTCAGATTCCTCATCGTCTTCTTCAGGGCATTCACACTCATCATCGCCATCTTCACACTCGCACTCATCTTCTTCCTTGATTTTAGCTTCCATAATTTCAGCACGATCACCATCAAACTGGTGGTCGCCAGCTACAGGGTGCTTAGTCACAGTCATTTTATGTTTCTCTACAAAATCCTTTTCCTTTTTAGCTTTAGGTTCTAGAGCTTTTTCAGGAGTATCAGAGCCACTGACAGCAAGGTCAGCAGCATTGTTGTCTTCGGCAACGAATGATTTAAATCTTTTAATAGCCATTGCTATTCCTCTGTCGTAGTTTCTACTTTTTCTGGTTCAACTTGAGACATAAAGCTAGTTTGAACATCAAATCGCTTTACATCTACCGCATCTCTTACCTTATCCATTAACAAATCATTGATAACGCTTTTGAAACCATTTACATCTCCATCAGCAGCCATACTGACAGCGTCTAAGGATGTTACAGTAACTTCTTCTTTATCGCTCATAATAATCTCCAAATATTATTTATAACTAAAAATCAGTATCATCATCTTCGCCATTATCTTCTTGGGCGATTTGATCATCGATTTCTTTAATTTCTTGCTCAGATTGCATTAATACATTCTTACGAATCCAGTCCTGAGAATAATATTTACCAGCAAACTGATCAACATCTTGTACCAAAGATAACCTTTCTCGTAATATCTCTGATGATTTCAATTCAGCAAAGTGGTTATCTTCAAGGAAGTCAAACCGCAAACCCCTTTTAACTTGAGCCCACTCATCCTTTGTGATAACGCCTTTCAGTAGAAGTTGCTTTTCTAGTAGTATATAGAACAATTCAGCAAAGCGACTTCTGAGTCTAGAAATAAACTTGGAGAACTTCAACTCATCTCTATTGATTTCAGAAGCCCTACCAATATTAAACTGGTTTTCAGATTCTAACCTTGATACTGGTACGTTTAATGATTCATACAACTTTCTTCTAAAGTATTCAACATCGTCCATTTCACCAAGGTTTTGTCCACCTGGAAGTGTACTAATTTCAGTACCACTACTTCCTTCTCTACGAGGTAGCCAATAATCTTCTAGCATAGTTAGATGCTTTCTGGAATCACGAACCTCACCAGAGTTAGCATCATACACTAATTTATTCTTATGCTTAACCATCATGTCACGCAGGTATTGCTCAGCTTTAGCTTTAGGCAAGTTACCCACGTCTATATAAAATATTCTACGCTCTGGCGCACGAGCCAGACGGTAGATAACAGTCGCATCCTCAAGCATACGCAACTGATTCATTGGTTTTATAGCCTTATTTAAGTGGCTTAAAACCATACTATTTCTTTCGTCCATCATACCGCTATGACTAAATGCTATTGAATCTATAGCAATTTTAACACCTTGATTACCAGCATTTACGCCCCGAGAAGAATATACGAAATACTCATCATAATGTTTAGCTGATACTTGATTGTTTCCAGCCTGTGCGGTATTCTTATCTTTTTTCTCGACTCTCATCTTTTTAATCTTACGAGGGTCAATATATCGCAATTCTTTAATGCCGTCTCTTGGCGACTTAGTATCAATCATAATATGATAGTATATTCTTCCATCAACATACCAGTTTCTGAAAACATCATATCCATGATTTTTAAAATTCAGTAAATCCAAGACTTCATTGAATTCTTCTCTAATTCTTTTTTTGATAGAAGTTGGTTGGTTAACTCCATCAAGAATAACGTCAACGGTACCATCTGTTTCATCAAATATAATAGCTTCATTACAAACATCATCAATAGCTTTATCGCACTCGCTTTGTTGAGACATTTCTCTATAACGAGTTATTAATGCTGCTTCGTTTTTCGCTGCACCATCTAAATCTACAGTTGTACCAAAAGCACCGCCCTCGGTGACATTCAGTGCGCCATCTGTATTTGGTGGTGGCGCAAATGACTGTACCGTCGGAGGTAGGTCATCCTCTTTGCGCCCTATTTGAAAGCCGAATAGTTCTATAGCCATTATGGTATTTTCCTCATAATATTTGGGGTGTCATACTTATTTATATGAACACCCCATGATCACTTTTTAGGATTAAATCCCGCCAGCGTCGCCAGTAGTTCCGCCAACAACTTCCCAATAATCGTAATTGAAAGTTACAGGGAATTCCTGGATAGCTTCGCTGTCCCAAGCCAAATCAATAGCTCCAACTTCAGAAGGATATAAACCAACAAAGTTATAAACACGGAGAATAGTTCCGTCTTTTGAATATTGAGTAACTTGAGCATTCGCCTTGTACAAACTAGGGGCAGTGCCTCCAGCTGTGGTTACATTACCTTGCGCAGAGTTGATCGAATGCGACCACTGCTCCATGGCATTACGAATAGCCATGTCTTCATCATTGATAATCGTAGGTGCCCACTCAGCATAAGTGCGGTTACCAGCAATCTTTACCTGACGACCGAAGTAAGGAACTTCGATAGTGCCAAGAGTTGACGCTGGTACTTGAGCAGCTTTTACCATAAATGGTACTTGCGCATCAGCAACACCGTTGATTGGATTAGTAATCTGGACCTGGAAAAGTGAGGCTCTAGCGCCACCACCTTTCAAAGCTCCAGAGAACTCATTTACATTAAACGCCATTTTCGTATCTCCCGATTCTATACGTTATATTTATTACACTCGACCAACTACTTCAGAGAATTCTACACCGCTACGAACCGCAACGAAATTCAGCTGAATGAAGTTGATAGAACGAGCTGGTTTGATATAGATATCGCCGATAAACTCATTTCGGTCAATAACTTCTCCAGTATTGTTAGATCCGTCACATACTACTTGGAAGTCTGTAATACCACGTCGACCTTGTACGTCACGTAGGAATGGGACAACCAAATTAGTGAACTGACTACGAGTAAACTCATCGTTAAATTCAAACAGAGTAAACTTAGCAGCAGTCGCAATAGCTTTTTCGAGAACGATAAACAAGCGACGAACATTGATACGATCAAAGGCAGACGGCTTGCTTAGCAAAGTTTTATCGCCAAACAATACAGTACCCTGTCCAGGTTGAGTGATAACTGGGTTAACACCTTTCTTGTACAGTTGATCACGATCACCCTTTCCTGGGTTGTAAGCCAACTTAACAACATTCTTCATGTTGCCACGGTTATAGCCAGCAGGTGAGTACCATGGGTCACGAGTCAAGTCAGTTTGAACCATAAGACCAGCGGTGTCGCCATTCAAAGGAGACCAACGATATACATCGTTATACTTGTCGTATAGATATTTCCAACCAGAATCCATAACTGCGTATGAAGTTGAAGATAAGCTGTCACGGAATGCGATAACATTATCTCTTGTATTGATACCTTTATTAACAACATCATCCTTTTCAGGAGAAAGAACTGCAAGGCAATCTTTACGAGATTCGGCAATATCAATTAACTTTAATGCTAGGGTTTGATCAGCGTTACCGCCTAATAAGAAGGAAACATCAACATCTTCAGCTTGAGCGAACAAGTCATAACCAGTAATCTTTTGAGCAGCAGTTAAGTCTGAGCCTTCAACGCCACCAGAAAGTGTAACACCACGTGATAGAGTTGAGATGGTAGTATCCCCAGAACCACCGAACGCATCTGATACAGAAGAAGCTGCGGTTTCGCCAGCGTTAGTGAATATTTCTCGGTTAACAGCAGCAAGATACTGGGATTGGGCATTAATTACATTAAACCAGAAGTTACCAGCACCCTGTTCGGTTTTAGCATCAGAAGCAAGAGACAGCCCAGTATATGATTCTAGAATTGAACCAGCCGTACCACTAAACTCACCACCAGCATCAACTACAACTACGTGGATCTCATCATTAGCAGAACCGTTAGACAAAGCATAAGAAGAAGTTCCTGGAGCTGAATCAAACACATCAGAGAATTCCCAGTGACGTGTAATAGTTACAGCGCTGCTAGATTGATCTACAGAATCACCCTTATACTTAGTCTCAAGAGTAACTACTAGATCATCTAGTACTGCTGCTCCACCACCATCAACATCGCCATCAACGTCAGACAGAGCCGATGCGATAGATTTAATTTTATGGCGTCTCTTTTCAGTACCAAGCTCAATAATGTCACCAACAGAAAGTTCGTTAGTAACTTCAGTGATAGCTGCGAGGTCAATAAAGTTTAATTTGTCACTATTTCTGTCAATTTTAAACTTTAAACTATCAGTTACATTGCTATAATCAACTGAATCGCGACAAACAGAAACTTTAAGCGAGTTTCCTAATACTCCAGGATACTTTGCAAAGAAATTAGAGTTGCCAGTTGGCTCGTTGCTCCAACTGCTGGTATCAGCACCTTGGCCAAACAGAGCAGCATCAGCAGTTGCTTCAGCAGAATTCTTGGCGCCAGTGCCAGTTTCGCGGACAACATACAGCGCATTGCCGTATGCTAAAAAGTTTGCTGCTGTAAAGAAATCTTCAGCAGTTGCATCGTTAGGTTTTTGGAAAATGTTTACAAGACGATCTTCAGAATCAACCAATACACGTGTACCAGCTGGACCCCAACGGAACTGACCTACTAAACCACCTTCTGTGGTTGCTACGGCAGGCACTACCGTTGTGAGATCAATCTCACTTACATTAACTCCAGGACTTACTTGGAAAGGCATTGCTATTCTCCTTAAAAAATAGAGTTTTTATAGTTATTCAACTGATGATATTTATAAAAACCTGATGTTTAGTAATTGTCAAAGTTCCCAGCAGTCACATACCCATTAACATCAAATGGCTCTTGCGTGGGATACTCAATAATATTTTCATCTGGAAGTCCATCATCATGGAAACCAAATGGCAATAAATTGTCCATCATCTCTTTCTCAGATTTTTCTTTTAACTCAATCAGTGTATTAATGTCTGTTATTTCTTTAAAGTATGCTTGATCAGACAACCAAGCAAATAAAACAAGGCACATGACCAGATCATCATGCGCACCCGACTCAGCTTCAAACGAATTTCTTTTCCTTGAAAATGTAGACAATTCTTTTATCGTTTGAAAATCATTTATTATCAACTGGTCTTGTTCAATTAAAAGTTTTAAAATTGAACAGCCAACCGACTTAACTGTTTTTGTTGTTCGTATACCTTTGTCGCAACGCTTGCTATATCCAGCAGATATTCTTTTACCAGATCTTCCTGCGCTTTCGGTGAATAGTATGTTCTCATACTCAAACTCAAAATGCAATAATTCTGCAACCTGCTCACCAATATCATTAATTTCTATAAGGGTTGTTGCGTCATTATACGATTTACACGCTCTATATATTACTTCGGCATATTCTGCTGGAGTGATATAGTTATCTCTATACACACAAACTTGCCTATATGGCATTTCAGTTACATCTATAATCTGAAATGCTGAATAATCCAACCCCTTACCACGAGAAACATCGACAACACACGCATACACCCTACCTTCGGCTTGCCTTTCATACTGCTTCATCGTACCATTATCTATAGCTGGTTCTTTAGTTACCATTGATTTTAGCTTACTGCCTTCGATCAATGTGCCCGAACTCCCTAGGAATTGACACTCATATTCCTGAGAAAACTTTTCATAATCAAAATCCATTGCCTGTAAAGTTTCTAGCTTCCATTTATCATCTCTTCCTGGAACATCCTTCCATAAAACTTCAACAAACTCATAACCATTAGTCCCTTCTTTTGCGCCTTCGCATGTTTTGTAGAAGTGATTCAATCCGTTTGGGGTTGACGTTAGTAGAATCTTAGTAGTATCACCAGATGATATTGTTGGGAATACAGAAGCAAAGAACTCATCCCAGTTCTCTACGAAAGCAGTCTCATCAATATATAGGAAAGATACCGACTTACCACGAATACCAGATGAAGAAGTCGCTGCAGCAATAATTTTACAGCCATTCTCGAACTGAACCGAACCTTTGTTCCATTCAACTACACCTTGTTGCATCCACTGCGGCAATGCTTCATATGCGATTTTAATTCGGTCTAGAATCTCACGAGCAGCATCACCTTTGTTAGCTAGGAGAGCTACAGTTTTATGTTCTTGAAACAATATAAAGTGTAAGATAACCGCCACGGCAGTTGTAGTCTTACCAGCCTGCCTAGAAGTAACTACAGCAGCACGTCTATTATGGGTTATCTTATTGATAATCTCACGCTGATAATCATAGAGATTCATAGGTATTAAACCATGGTCAACGTGTACTATTTGAATATACTTTTCGGCAAAATAAATTGGGTCTGATGAACACTTGATAAATTCCTTTACATGATCATGCTCCCATTGTATCTGAACGCCTTTGCGCTTTAGGAGTTGATTGCCGTTGTATGTTTCACTAGCCACGTGGAACTACACCCTCTTCCCACAACCTTTCTCTGTTGGCGAGGTGGGCTTCTTTAATGTCATCTTTACTTTGACCGTGATATTCAACAGCATGACCTTCTTCAATCATAACCTTAGTGACTGGTCGCCAAGAATCGGTCTTAGTGCAATAAACATCAAAGTCGCCAAGAATACGACCAAATTTCCCTTTCATATCCTCCCCAGACTTACTCACTTGTGTTCTAAGGACTGATGTTTTTCCGAGTAACCCTTTGAGTCTTTCTTTAGCAGCTAAACCAAACTTCTTCTCGACTAAGTCGCGAGTTCTAGATTCAGGAGTATCAATTCCCATGACACGGACACGCTCATCGCGCATCCAGACACCAAACCCTAGATCGATGTCCACATCTACAGTATCGCCATCCACTACCTTAACTACTTTACATTTATAATCATACATCTTCATTATCGCCTTTAATTAATTTTTGTAACTCAGAAGTGCTTCCTACGAATAGTGCGTTAGTAACATTATTTGGACCTTTGGATTCATCTTCTTTTCTGAGAGATTTTACTTTCTTTTGTATTTCGAGTAAATCCTTATTAGCATCAACTAGTGTCTTTGTCAATTGAGAAACAACCTCAAATGCCCTTGGGTGCTCGCTGGCTTTTGCTAAATGGACTAATTCGTCAAGAGCAGAAGTGCCTTTTTCAATTACATCGTAAAGGTTTTCTCTTGCGTATGTATAATCCTTTGCTATATCGTCAGGAAGGTCGCTTCGCTCTTCGCGAACTATTGGTGGGTTTCTATCATCTACCAACTCCGATTCCACATCAAATATTTCATTCAAATTGTCTGTTACTATATTTTTCATAATTAATTCTCATGTATTTATCTCAGCTTTCCGTCAAAGAAATCTTCGCTGTCAAAGGCAAATCCATATGTAGAATTTGCTGTTATTGAAGAAGCTGCTACACTAGCAGTAGAACTTGTTGTTGGGGAACCATTAGCCAATTGCCCAGGAGTTAATACTAATCTTTTATTTGGACCCTTATCCAAATCCACTAGTGTGTCACCGTCAGCAACATTAAAGTCAACAACAGTTCTCTTAATTACACCCTTATTGGAAACTGGACCAAAGATATATCCCTTAACAACGAAGTTAAATGAATATATGATAGCTCTGCGGGTCTGAAAATCAGCTTCATATGTATCTTCAATAGTCATTCCCTGAAGAACTGTAGGTATGTCATAATATTGGTCCATATCTGGGACCAACTTGATACTGTGCGTAAACTCAGGTTTGAAGTATGGAAGTATTTGCTCAACAACTTGTACGGCATCTTCATTATTAGCGAACATGCCTGATAGTGTAATGCTTATGTCATATGGAACTGGGGCAAACTGAGACTTCATAAACCTGGACTCTTGCTCACCAACTTTAGTGTTTCTCTGCATCTTATTAACAGTTCTAGTCGGTGCATATGACATATCAGTTATTTCGAAAGACAGCCTCGGGAGTTGTGTTGCTACCTGCCTATCAAGGTTTGGGTCTTGATTCAATCTAGCCAAGAATTTTTCTTTCGGTCCATATGCTATCGGGACTTTAATTCCTTGAGTTCTCTTTCCTAGTTTGTCATAACGAACAATATCAATGTCATTGAACATTGAGCCAAACATCACAATATATTTTCGAATCGCACCGTGGTAGTAGTGATTGCCAAACATTACCAACTATCTCCTTCACTAAATGGGTTCATTTCGCTGAAGTCAATAAAGTCTATAGAGTCGGACTTGAATTGTTCGTTAGCTGCGCCCTTATCATTTGTTTCTGCCACGCCATCATGATCGCCTTCAAGGTTAAACGGCAGCAACCCAAGACCAGTTTCTGTGACAAGGGTAGATCCGTCTTCAAGGCGCAACTCATTGAGGAAGTCACCGCTATATGCATCTTCAATAGAATCAATCGCAGCAATTCCTGTATCGAGCCTTTCATGACTATATTCAAACAATTCGCAACGAAGGTCATATGTTTGTAATGATCCCATTTGATAAAATACAGCTTCGTGCTCAACAAACTTAACTTCAAATACTTTATTATTGAGTGGGAAGTAAATTAAGTCACCTTCAGCTGGGCGACCAAGATCCTTAGTGGTATCTCTAAGGTCTATTTCTTCACCAAATCTTCTGCGAGAAACAGTAAGAACCATTTCATCACGGATCTCGATATTAAATTTAGAAAGGAAGTCGCCCTCCCCCTCGAACCCATCGACTGACTTAATATACATCTCTATCAAGTATGCGTCATCAAACTTAGATAAAGTATCTTCACCAAACACTAAATCTTCATTAACGACTGTTCTTGGGATGTAGTAGCAATCAACCCCATATATTTTAATAGATTCGATAATCAAATCTTCTATAAGGTTTTGTTCACCGCTAAACGCATGATTATTAAAATACAAGTTTGTAGTTGGCATAAATCTAGCCTATCATATCCATGGCGGGCATGGAGAAATTCTTCTGCACTTCTTCTTCGAGCTTTTGTATTTCTTCGGTTGCCTCTTGCCAAATCGTTTGACCATTAAATGTCACACCGCCTGGAAGTTGCATTCCTTCAAACTTTTTAAGGTTTTCGCCCCACTGCCTTTTAATCAGCGCAGTTGTATATTGCCTTAGCCACCAGTCACCCCAAACGCTTGTGTTTGTGCTTGTATCTAAGACCTTATAACACTCGATAATGATATATGTTCCAACTGGCGCCCTTAAACTCCAGTCCATATCAATATGAATCTTATCAGTATGACGATTATACCTTAATGGCTGTTTTCCTACAAGAATCTCCTCAAGCATAGCGATTCTTTCCATTGAAGATACATAGTTCTGTAACTTTTCACCAGCCCAATCGTGAACTTCGTTTAAGGTTATTTGATATCTAAGATTAAACAGGTTGTTAGCTTGTAGTCCTGTACCTATTGGGAATATATTAATAACACCAGTTACGGTATCGTCAGCCGAAATATATCCGTTGTCGATATCTGTTTGAGTAACTTGATGTTTTAAATATGTACGCTCGGTGCCGTCATAGTGATAATCCCGATAGAACGCAAGAGCATCATCGATTCTATCGTCAACTTGATCATCGTCAACATTAATTTCTACGACAGGCGCACCAAGTCTACGAAGGCAATATTCTTTTAATTGTGTTCTAGATGAGGGGTTCGCCATATTAAGAGTCTCAAATTAGTTTATTCTGACTCTATTTATAACAGTTGTATATTCTACATCAATCCTTACACCTAGCTTCCCATTTTGGATTTGCGTTACTGACTCTGTACTTTCTTGCGTAAAGGAATATATAATAAGCACCTGCGCCATCTCCATTAGGGTCATATGATGTGTCGATTATTCTATATCTAAGCATAAAAGTCATATTAGCATTTTGGTTGCTAGGCAGCCACATGTGTGTACCGTGCGTTTGTGATACGCCATTATTCTTTACTCTGGAGCCAACTCTACATTCAGTCATGTGGGTATCAATATTATAATTGCTTCTCATAAAATTGGCTTGATTGTTTACAGCGGTTGAATGATGGAATCTCTCATCCGTTAAATTGACCCAGCCTGATGAGCTAGAGGAGTAACCATTACCAGAGCTGCTGTCCCTAATGACGTGTTCATTTTGCCAAGTGCCAGTATTACCTATATTTGTAAACGAGTATCTACCCCCATGTAAATACCCCTCAAATTGAGTATAGACTTTATACCATGACCACCTTCCGGCTACCTCTTCAACCCTATTGTATCGATTATTTGTTCGAAAGTGTCTCGGGTCGGTGGCTGATAGACTAATTGCAGGCGTGGGTTGATGGCTGCTGGTATTGCCCCAAATAGTTGGGTCGCCATTAGAATCACCATAGTTGCGAAGATTGAAGCCTATATAAGTTCTGCTTTTTCTGCTTAACTCAAGTTTGGTATAAGCAATAGCAGAAGAATTCTCCGTCATACCCCAATCACCGTCGTCAAATACTTCTATGTTCCCACTAGCTGTTGGCCAAGAGCAACTTGAACCTGCCCCTTCGGTGGCATAATTAACTTCATTGCTGCTGGGATCGAATATCCTCAAATGATCATAGTGAACATACCCTCTAAATTCGCCCATGTTGGCTTGGTAATCGGGAGGACCATCATCAAACTTCCTATAGGAGGATCCTCGTTCCGTATAAGTGTTCCAGTTATAGGCGAGACTAACATTACTCTGGGCTGTAAGAACCGCCAATTCCTGTTGTTGGAGGTATTTAAGAGAAACATTGGTTTGGGGGATAAATTCAGAATTTATCCAAGGAGGATCCGCTGGCATTTTTTAGTACCCTATCTTGTTATCATTAATATTATTTATTGACTTAATCGCCAGCATTTTCAGAACCAGCTATATCAGATAGACGATCCATTTCGACCGCAAATTCAGAACGAGTGAATTCAGGCTCATCATCCAAATCGCCATGAATATCTATAAGTATATCTTCAAATATCTGTAATTTTGATTCGTCGCTTAAATCATATAATTGCTCAGTTGAACAGTCAATAACATCAAAACTTATATCCTTATCAGTTGCATTCCATTGAATAGACATGTTTTCAAACCTAAAGACCAATCCGTTCAAAGCTCCTTCTGTTATTGATATTTTAATCATATCAAACCAGTGGTCGTTTTGATCTAAGTCCATTCCTTCATATAACGATTCAACAGTATAACTTACAGCCATCTTATTTTACCTTATCTCAAATTTATTTATTTAGACCCTTATTTATAATCAGAACAATGCTTACTCACAACCACAGCAAGAATAATTTTCCGAATTAATTTTTTGTTGTATTGATAATTCTGATGCGTTTGCTGGATATTCTATTTTGTGGGCGTGGTCGCTATCGCCCACAACAACTGTAAATTCATAGTTTCCAGAAGAACCTAAACTATTACCAATGTAATCGTGAGGGTAATCTACCTTTAATAATGGCAACTCATAATCATTTATTAACCCCATATCCTCATATTGATCAACAGTTTCGTTAAATTGTATCATCCAGTCCCAGTTAGTTCCGCACTGAACTTCATCGTATACAGTCCCTGGAACTCTTTGATCATATATGTAAGTTGCTGGGTATTCATCATTCATCCTAAAATCAATATTACCAAGGGATGCTTCATGTTTTAATAAGTGGTAATAAAGAGTATCCTCACCCACTCTTTGACCTTCTGGGTATTTACAAAATTCTGCAGCTTTTTTCGATAAAAATGTTACACGATGATGAGATTCATCGCCACAGAAATGTCTATTTGCGTTTCTGTAAAATTTATCATTAGCTTCAGCATAAACTTCAGCGATACTTTCGCCTAGTCCATTATTAATTAAATTTGACTTCATTTCATGAATATCAAACATATCATAATCAAAAGCAAAATACCTAATGTATCTTGTAGGTATAACATATGTTCTATCGTAAATGTATCTATTTTTGTCTTTGTTAAATTCTTCTGATCTTAAAAAATCACAACCAAAATCAACACACTTAGATATTTGATTAAATAACCCAATGGCATCTGGTGGAGAATCTGTATTAGCTATGTTATTATAAACCCAAACGCCATGTGGCGTTAGATAGTCATCACCGTCAACTAGAACCATGTAATCATTTTCTGAATCTAAAAATAATTGCAGTACTGAATTCTTGCCATGAGCAGCAGTACCATTAGATTGCGTTACATAATACTCTATATTTTCTTTTTTACAATATTCTGATGCAGCATCTTCATAGTCGCTATCTAACGTGTTTATGATTACAACCAAATCATCCTTTGGTATATTACTATATTCCATTGATGTGTGACGACTCAAGGCGCATAAATCTCTACTAGTTAGAATGTAAAATTTTAACTTACCCACTACATCAAGTCTCCATCATAACGCTTGCTCCATAGTGTTAAGCTGTACTTGACACCTTCTTGCAATTCAGTACAGGCGTGACCGTGCGTGACCTGCCCTGGAAAGATTATAGCTTTACCGACAGGAATATCTTTATTTGATATATTTTGCCTAGGAAATATCAAATCAGCGCCTTTGTAGTCATCATTTAGTTTAATAGAACCAGTGACCAAACTCGCATCTGTATGTAAATTTAGTTTTCTTTGAGTATCCATAGAATATCTCATAGCAAATGCATCCCTTAACCCATACATCTTCATAGGAGGATAAAACTCTTCAATTATTGGTGTTACATTATAATCCCAATGATGTACTATCGAGTCCCAATAACCGATTTCTTTTAACCTTATCTCTTGTGCTGGGAAATTATCAGTTGGTAGAGGTTCCCAACCGCCATGCCTATCTGCTATGGCAATCATATCTTCGCATTGATGCTGTGTCATAAAATCAATAACAAACATATCTTCACTTATCTTATCTATTCCCCCATAATTGGGAAGGTATAGCATAGGAGACTTGGATTTTATTACAGAATTTAAACTATCATACTTTTTCTTAGCTTCAGAATCGCCATTGCCATGATAAATACAGGAAACGCAATTAGTAATTGGGTTGTTGAACATACCATTCTCGCTAAACGAGACTTGATCTTCATGGCATTGGAATATATATCCTTCATAATCCAATCCTATATCGTAATTTCCCGAAAGAAATAATTTCTGAAAGAATAATTGATCATCATCTGAATCGGCAAGAGAAGAATCGTTTAACATAAGCTTCAACTCCCTAACCTCAGCCATAAAGATTCCGCTGTTCAAATAATGATATTTTGTTTTCTGGTCGTCATTTTCTCTTGGCCAATTTTCAAAACTTGAAGCGAGTGAAGGGTCTGGCCAACAATTACTTTCCGCAGCAAATAGAACTCTTTTCCTATAACCAATATATCTTCTAGTTATATCCTCAATATCGGAATTATACAAAACGTCATATGCGTCTGTGAATAGTACGACATCATTTTCTGGTAAATCCTTTATATATTCCCTAACAAGATTAACCTTATGCCCGCCTCCTGGACCAACCATATCCGTGCCTTCCCACTTCACCATAGTCCCGAGGTTTTTTGGATATATGCCATTTACATTGGCTGAAGACATCATATTAGCACACTTTTTCCTATCAGTGCCAACTGTTATAGGGTGTACGTTAAAATCAATAAACCAATCTTTTTCGTCATATGGTTCGATATCTGACCCTAAATTCTCCCTCAACGCCTGTCTGAAGACGTCGATTTTAAGTGCGCATGGGGTTAGGTGTTTCAACATTAGGGGAACATATTCATCATCAGGAATTATATTCGTTATCAAGTCTGTATCCACTAAAATTCTAGCAGCCTCTGGTGTCAATATATACGCTGTCAGGTTATATGGATATGCGGGGACTTCGATCATATCGTCAATAGGCACGACCTCATGAGGATGATTTTCATTTTTTTGAAGATAGATTATATTGTATTGTTCAGTTAGAGATTCATAATATTCTTCATCATAACCATCAAGGACTATCGCATCATCTTCAATAATCATCATAGGTTCTTCTTGATTTGCCACTTTGATCCAAGCATTCCTATGCGCTATCAGGCAACCAACATCCCCATGGGTTAGCCTTCTGTTTAGGAATTCGTCACGCCAAAACTTATTAGTGTCGGCACCCATAGCCAAGAGTGATTCATGCGTTATTTGTTTGCCATCAACCCCATCGCTCCACTCAAAATCTTTTATGATTTCTCCATTTTTTTCTAAGAAATGCTCTCTACGATCTGACCTTCGAGGGATGCTTATTACTAGCTTCTTCATCAATTACTCCATAATATATGTGCGGAATGGTATTAAGTATTATTATAACTTATTTATATTAGATTGTAAAGGTTTTATTTTTGTAGGTTTTCGACTTTCTCATTAAGTTCTTTGATGGCTTCAATAATTAACCCTATCAGCTGATTATATTCTACAGTTTTATATTCTTGACCATCAAGCTCGCTATGTAGTGATTCATTTCTCGTTTTAACTGCTGAGGGGAGGACTCTTTCAACTTGTTGGGCTATAACTCCAGCGGATTTTCTTCCATCCTTTTTCAGATTAAATGTAACGCCATCTATCTTTGAAAGTAAATCCAAAGCATTTTCTATTCGAGCTATATCTTCCTTTAAATTTTCATCAGAAACTGTGGTTGAATATGCGATTACATCAGCATCAACATGTAGGTTACCAGTATTGGTTAATCGCATTTCTTCTGCGCCATCAGTATAGAACCTTAGTCCATGAGATGCATCAGCGAAAATGTAATCACTATTATTTCCCCAGTACTTATCAACATTTGAACTGCCTCTTAAATCAGTTCCGTTTGGACCTGCTGGACCTTTACCGCCTCCTGGACCTTTCGGACCTCCTGCGCCTTTCTGACCTTTCTGACCCTTCTGACCCTTCGGACCTGTTCCGCCTCCTGGACCTTTACCGCCTCCTGGACCTTTCGGACCTGTTCCGCCTCCTGGACCTTTAGTACCTGTATTTCCCTTTGGACCTATTGGACCTTTGCCGCCTCCTGGACCTTTTGGACCTGCTGGACCCTTTCCGCCACTTGGACCTTTAGAACCTGTATTTCCCTTTGGACCAGTTGGACCTTGTGGACCTTTGCCGCCACCTGGACCCTTTGGACCACCTGGACCTTTTCCGCCACTTGGACCTTTAGAACCTGTATTTCCCTTTGGACCTACTGGACCTTGTGGACCCTTTCCGCCACTTGGACCTTTAGAACCTGTATTTCCCTTTGGACCTATTGGACCTTTAGAACCTGTATTTCCCTTTGGACCAGTTGGACCTTGTGGACCTTTACTGCCTCCTGGACCTTTTGGACCACCTGGACCTTTTGGACCTACTGGACCTTTAGAACCTGTATTTCCCTTTGGACCAGTTGGACCTTGTGGACCCTTTCCGCCACTTGGACCTTTAGAACCTGTATTTCCCTTTGGACCAGTTGGACCTTGTGGACCTTTCGTTCCCTTTGGACCAGTTGGACCTTGTGGACCCTTTCCGCCACTTGGACCTTTAGAACCTATCGGACCTTTTCCGCCACTTGGACCTTTAGAACCTGTATTTCCCTTTGGACCTACTGGACCTTGTGGACCTTTAGAACCTGTATTTCCCTTTGGACCAGTTGGACCTTGTGGACCTTTGCCGCCACCTGGACCCTTTGGACCTCCTGGACCTTTTGTACCAGTTGGACCCTTTCCGCCACTTGGACCTTTTTCGCCTTTGATTCCTGAACTGCTTCCAACCCACTCTCCGCTTGCGTTAATTATTTCGCTTCCAGAAATACCAATGTTTCCGTCTACATCTAAAAGCTGGGTGGGGTTAGATTTTCCTATACCAACTTTACCATCAAACTCAGCAATTCTGATTTCCCCGTCATTGTCGACCTCAATCGAAGGAACGCCAGAAGTATCGTTTACAGAAAATATTGTACCAGAAAGATCATTAGTAACAGAGAACAGTTCCCCAGCGCTGCCATCAATCTTTAGCGAAGATATACTGCCATCAAACTCAGTTGTCAGGGTTAAGATATCTGAGCCATCTCCATCTGCGCCCTTGAATTCAATCTTTGGATCGTCAGTAGAAGACCCCTTATTTGGGGTTATTATAATGTCTTTATCTGAATTTGCCATTAACTATTCCTAGTTTTCCTATGCTATTTATAATTGATCAAGGATTCGTTATGCTACTAATAAACGCATCGACTTCAGACTCAACGCTAGAAGAAAATGTTATTGTTATTCTATGGTCGTTGCTAACCGCTCTATGAGGAACCACGTTTGTTCTGCTCCACTTTGTTTTCTTAACAGACCAACCTATATCATCATTTACTCTTATAGTTTCTTCGCCATTCTTGTACTCAAAAAAACTATTTCCTGATTGGCTATATGTGCATATTGCGTTATAATAGTCATAATTCTCATTAGTGTGCCAATTAATATGACCATTGCTGCTAGGATAATAAACAAACATTGTACATAGCAAGTTATGCTCGTCTATAATATCATACCTAAATTGTCTTGCTATATCTAAAACTGTTTGATTCGGTCCATCAGCGTCTATTAAATTACAAAGGTATATTGATTCGGGAAAGGCATCCCCCCTGTTCTGACCACTTATGTCAAAATAATTAAAAGAGGAGTAATTATCTAATACTGCGTTAGATATATTATTGAACCTGCTATCAACTATACTGATGTTAGATACCATATCTACCTCTCAGAGCATTAAAATTTTGTTTAATTTCATTTTCAGTAAGAGCCTTATCATAAAAAGAAAGAATGCTTGCCCTACCATAAAAGCTCTGCACATAAAGATATGTGGGGTGACCAGTCGCACTTCCGAACTTGTTCGGGATAAAAAATTCACCACTGAAACCCGATGTCATATCTCCAGTATGAAACAGTTCTCCATTCTTATACCAACGAACTGGTCTATCTGTTTCAGAATTAGCGAAAACAACAGCAATATTATGCCAGTAATCTTTATCTAAACTGACATTACTCGAACCAAAACTGTACCCATTTTGTAGGTTTGCTTCTGTTCTGAATTTTCCATTAGTTGAAGATGAACCTCGATACTCTAAGTGATTGATCGTACCGCTACCAACAAACAGACCATGACCTTGAGCTTGGTCTTCATCTATTTTCATCCACCACTGATATGTCACCCCATTAGTCTTTGTATCTGGATGAGTTGTGGTCACACTAGTTGGCAATGTTATGTGAGCGCCAAGAGGCGAACCATCACGTTCACCAGTACCATCAAAAATAAATGCGCCATCAGAATGAGTCACGC